GTGCTTCCTGACCCTACTAGCCTTAAAGGGTTATACAAGGGGACGGATGAACTTACCAAGGGCATAGACCAAGTAATAGGCATAGCTAACACCAATACTTCAGCGGTCGTTAATAACCGCGCTCCTGCTCCGCCTCCCGGCGCTGAAAATGCGCCTATCTTTAAAAAGATAGGTACATATAGAACACCCCCTGCTGCTGGAGGTGCGTTAGGCGGCGTTTCACCTGTTCCTACCGCGCCGACGCGCCCGCCAGTACAGCAACAGATGCCTATGCAACCGCCAGTACAACAACAGATGCCTTTGCAGCCCCCAGTACAGCAACAAGCGCCGGTACAGCAAAAACAAAAGTTTACCTCAAGTGGATGGTGATTTAGATGGCTAGAGATATTACAGTTACGTTTGAAGATGGTACACAGCACCAATATAAAGGTGCGCCTGACGATATTACGCCTGACGCTGTGGCCGCAAGAGCGCAAAAAGAGTTTAACGCGCCAGTTGCGCATATAGACGGCGGACGAACGCCTGAAGCGGCTAGCCAAGAATCGTCGGCGACGCCTAAGCGTTTTATTGATATGCCACAAGAAGAACAGCTTGCGGCGGTTCGTAATGCGCCTAATCAACCTACGCAACAACCTTCGCTTACGCAAGATGCCATAGAATATCTTAAATCTACTGGGCAAAACATCGGTAATATTTACGCTGGGGCAGCACAAGGTGCTGCTGATACGGCTATTAATCTAGCAGATATTGTTCATGCGCTACCAAAAAAAGAGCAAAATTTAAATTCTTTAATTGTGCCTAATAAAACTTCAACCGCACAAGACTACAAAGCCGCTATTGAAGCTAAGCTAAGCGGGCTTGGTGCAAATACAAAAAGTGACCCTTTTAGTGTTGGCCAAGTGGCAGGAGAAGCAATTTCAACATTACCTATTGGCGGCGTACTTGGAAAAGCCGTTGGCAAAGGCGCTGAAGTTTTAGGCTTAGCTGGCAAATCTGGCATACCTGAAAAGTTAGCTACCGCGTTAAAATATGGTGGAACTAAAAACGTTGTTGAAGGTGATTTTGCTAAAGACTTAGGGTATAGAGCGTTGGGCGGGGCGACCACGCAAGGCGTCACTGGGCAAGTTATCGCGCCAGAGAACAATATGGGCGTTTTAGATTCTGGGATGGGCGCTGGAATTGGCGCGGCGTCAGCTACGCTTGCGCCAGTTGGTCGGTTTGCGGGGGCTATTGTTGAGCCTGTTTTTAAAGCAGGGCGCGAAGCTATATTAAATAGAAAATTAGAATCAATGGCAGGCGGTAAAGACACTATGGGCGGGTTAATTGACCGTTTGCGTAATAAAGGTTTATCTCCTGAGCAGCTTGCGGTGGCAATGGAATCGCCTGAATTAGCGTCCGCTATTCAAGCATCAGAAAAGAATTTTCCTGAAACATGGCTTCCTAAACGTGGTGCAGAAGCGGCGGCTATGGAGTCAAAAGTTAATCAAGCGCAAAGCTCACTTAATGCAGTGCATCAAGGTGAATTGCCTGTTAGTGGCGTAAGCGCTAACGCGCCATATCAAAACGTGCGTGACGCGCAGATTGCGCAAGCCGGTGGTCTTGAAGATACTAAAGCCGTTCGTACAGCGGAGCTTCTACGTCAAAATGAAGCTGCTCAAAGCGGCGTTGTAGCAAACAAACAAACGTTTGAAAGCGCAATTCCTCAGCCTAAACAAGTAGACATTGGCGAAACTATTGCACAGCGTAAAGACGCGCTTGAGAAAGCAGCGCATGACAAAGTTCGTCCGCTATACCAACAAGCCTACGATTTAGCGCCTGCGCCGTTCAGTTTTGAACCGCTATTGGTAGAAGCGGATAGGATTAAAAATACGCTTTCAACGGCGATAGAGCCTAAAAGAGCGCCAAGAGTCCATGAAATATTAGACATTTTTAAAGAAAAAGAAGCTACAGGCCCTATTTTACTAGATGCTAAAGGTAAACCTATGGCGTCAGTCACTTCTGGGCTTCCTATTGGAGGGTCGCTACAAGATGCGCATATGCTTAGGTCTGCAATATTAGATGACCTTAGAGGCATTGAGGGTGCGTCAGATACTGAATCTAACATGACCCGCCGTAACCTGAAAAAGTTAGAAACGGGCATCAATAAGTCTATTCAAGATTACGCACCTGAAGAAGCAAGAACGGTGTTTAATAAAGCAAATGAACAATTTAGAACCACTGTTGCAGAGCCTTTTAGACAAGGTATGGTAGATAAATTAACCGACCTAAACAGTATATTTCGACCTAAAATTAACCCTTCTGAAGTAGCAGACAAGTTTCTTCATGCAGACCATTCTCGCGATTTTATTCGCGCGTTTGGCAATGACCCTGACGCGATGCAAGCCATTAAAACAGGCATCGTAGGTAAATTTAATGATGAAGTAGTACAAGGAGGTGTATCACCTGCCGTTTTCTTTAGGAACCATAGAGAAGCGTTAGCAACGTTAGATTCAACTGGCGTTAACATAACAAAAGATTTAGAAGGTATAGCGTCAAATTTAGACACTTTTAAAGTTGAAAAAACAGCGTTAGATGAGCAAGCTAAAGCAATTCCTAAAGCGGTGGATGAATCGGTAGCTAACCAACAGCGCATTATCAGCAAATCAGCTAAAGACCTAAACGCTATATCTGACGCGGAGAATTTAGCTAAAGTAGCCGTTAGTGGCGACGCTCGCTTGATGGGCCGCATACTGCACAAAATGTCGCCTGAAGCTAAACCTGAATTAGCAAAGCAAGTCATTAACAATGCGTTTGAGCCTATCACGGCAGGCGTAGATAACGCAGGTGCTAAAACGGCTAAAGCGTTAGAAAACTCGCGTATCGCGGTAGCGCTAAAAGCGACTTACGGCAAAGAAGAAGGCGCAGTTAAACTGGCTGACTTTAAGGAAACAGCGAACATTCAATCAATGCTTGAATCTGTTAAAAAAGAAGTCCCTAAGCATCCTTACGACACTGCGCAAGCGTTAGACAACTTGACTGAAGGTAAACCTCAAGTAAGACGCGCCGTTGAAGATATAATGGCGACTATTAACGACCAAAATAAGTTTAATATGTTAGCTGAACGTGGGCGGTTAGCAGGTGAAGGCACAACTAAACTTGCGACAGAATCTGCGCCTCAAACGCCGTTTCAGCTTACTTCTGCCGCAGCAGCCGCTAAATGGATTCTTTCTTCTATGACAAAGAAAGCTGACGCAGAGCTTGCAGAGCGACTATCTAAAGAATTGATGTCGTCTGAAGCGTTTGCCAATGCGTTAGAACGAGCGCAACAAGGCCCATCTCAAACTAATTCGGCTTGGGCATTGCAATATGGTAGAATTCTGCCACGCACTGCTGCTGGCGCAATCACCTCAATAACAGGAGAAAAATAATGGCTTTTAATGGCTCTGGGACATATAACCTGCCTGCTGGCAACCCCGTTGTTACCGGCACAACGATTTCATCATCAACAACTAACACAACCAACAGTGACATTGCAACGGCGCTGACAAACTGCATCACTCGTGACGGTCAGTCTACGCCATCGGCTAACTTGCCAATGAACGCAAAGAAACTCACAGGGCTTGCCGCTGGCGCGTCTGCTGGGGATAGCGTGCGCTATGAGCAAGTGTTATTGCTAGCTGGCGGTACAATGACGGGGGCAATTACGTTTAACGCTGGACAGACTGTCGATGGTACGAATGGCATAGGGTATATCAATATCCCTCAAAACAGCCAATCTGCGGCTTACACGCTTGTTGCCGCTGACGCTGGAAAGCACATATTTCACCCCTCAACTGATGCTAACGCTCGGACGTTTACAATCCCTGCAAATGGTTCAGTGGCGTATCCAATCGGCACAGCAATTTCGTTCGTCAATATGACGGCTGCGGTTGTCAGTATTGCAATCACAACAGACACAATGTATTTAGCCGGTACGGGCACAACAGGCACACGCTCGCTTGCGCAGTACGGCACAGCAACAGCACTTAAACTAACATCGACTACTTGGATTATTTCTGGCGCGGGGTTAACTTAATGAGCGGGATTCAACAATTGGTGATGCGAGACCTTCAATCTTACGGGCCAGTATTCCCAAATATTGGCGCACCATACGGTGGTGGATATATAGGCGGTAAAATAAGTGTTTTGGGGGTTCAATATTATCTAATTGTAGCTCCTAAAGCATCTGGTGAAGTATCTGGGAAAACGTGGGGGACGTATGGAGTTACAACAGGATTTACATCTGTAATTAACGGTCCTATTAATTCTGCTGGAGAAGCAGCGTTAGGGTCAGCATATCAAGCTGCTACATTCTGCGAAGGGTTAACAATAGGCGGTTATAGCGATTGGTATTTACCTGCCAAAAACGAATTAGAAGTGCTGTATTATTTCTTAAAACCGACTACTGACGCTAACAATACTTCATCGGGTTCAAATGCTAATGCAGTATCACCAGAGCCTATTAGCACAAATTACACTAGTGGCTCACCCGCTCAAACAAGCGCAGGTATTGGTTTTAGAGACGGTGAAACAAATGCGTTTGCCTCTAGCCAATATTGGTCTTCTACTGAGTCCAGTGCTAACGACGCATGGAGGCAGAGCTTCTACGGTGGGTATCAGAACTACACTGTTAAGTACGATAGTGGCTACGCCAGAGCCGTCCGCATAATTTTAGTTTAGGAGACTATAATGTATATACAAATAACAAATATAGACGCAACTACAGGTATTCTTTGCACAGAAGAACCCATGCGCACAGGACCTGTGTTACCAGACGTTAAAGGGTTTCAATACATCTTTGCTAAAGAATCAGTTTACCCAATCAACACAAACGCTGACGGCTCGTATGCTGAAATGCCACTGTATTATGGGACGTGTGATGACGATGCAGACACTACACTAACTGGTGTGGTTAAAGTTCTTACTGAAGCGGAGTTTGATGCAGATAAACAAGAAGAACATTTAGCGCGTCAACCGTTTCCATCTTGGGTAGGTGATATTAACACCATGTCATGGCAACCACCTGTGCCTTATCCGCAAGACGATAAATACTATTACTGGGACGAACCTTCTACGTCTTGGAAAGAGCAAACACCTGTGGTACAGCTTCCATGAAAACTTTTGAGTTAGGATATTTTGGTAATATCTGGGTTAAACAAAACGTCTTAGAGCTTGCTGGTGAAACGCACGGTGGGCATGAGCATAAGTTTGACCATGTGACATTGCTTGTATCGGGCAAAGTATCAGTTGAGATTGAAGGCCATGAGCCTAAAGAATTCACAGCGCCAACTTTTATTGTTATTCGAAAAGAACACCAACACAAAATTACAGCAGTTGAAGATGGTACGGTTTATTATTGTGTTTACGCGCTACGCAATATGGATGGTGAAGTAATTGAAGATATTTATGGCGAACAACATGACCCAGAATCAGCGAGTGCTAGAAATGAAGGGTACTGGAAAAACATTAACAGGATAGACAAATAATGGAACATTTTGTATCACTATTGTTTCTTGCAAGGGATGTTGCGCACCGTGAGCATTTGCGGACGCGCAGTTTTGCCGCGCATATGGCGCTTAACGACTTTTATCATGAGATTATCGAGCAAGCGGACGGCATTACAGAGGCGTATCAGGGCAGCTATCAGCTCCTTAAAGACCTTGAGATTAT